CTTATGATTGGGGATTGTGCAAAGACAAGTCCAAACATAACTGCTGACATAACCATTTTTTTCATAAACTGAAACATTATTTTCTCCGTTGAGTTTTTGTCAATAATAAATATAAGATTAAAGAATATTATACATCGAATCTAACTACAAAAGTAGTAGATAGAGTAGGGGATAATTTTACTGGTTGTCCTGGTTTTGCAACTGCAATTAAGTCTCCTTCTATATCGTAAATACCCATTTGTGATACAAAAGGAAACCAAGTTGAACCTGTGATTTCATTGATTGAGTGTGATGCCGGTGTATAACCTGCCATATTAAAACTACCAGTTCCTTGATTTCCTGGTAAATGGTGTGGTGGAAATAACTCTTGAACCCAACTTCTATCAGTATCTCTTGATGATGTTATTGGTATTCTAACATTTCCTGCTCGGTCTTTTGTTATACTGATATTAGAACTCATATTGAACTCTCCTGCTGGTGCTCTCAATACATATTCGTATTCAGTAATCTTGTGAGTTGCTTGGTGTTCAATTGTAAATCCTGTTCCGAATCCAACATCTTTATAACTTCCTTTTTGATTTACTACAAGTAGTCCGTCCGAATAAAATGCATTACCAATAACACTACCACTTCCTGCTGCATTAACACCTTGACTCATACTGAATGAACTTGACCTGTGTGCTGCATAACTTGCTGAAAAATTAAAATCGAATAAGTTTCCATCTCCGTCATCACGAATATCAAATGTTTTTCCATTTGAAGTATCACTAATTTTTATAGAACCTGGTTTTATTTCCTCTCCGAATAAATCTCTTGTAATACTAAATATTGATGATGATATATGTAAACTTCTTGATTGGAATGCAGTATTTCTTATATCGAATACTTGATATGATATTTTTGGTGTAGGTTCTTGTCCTAACGCATAATGTTTATAGTATCGTGTATTGACAAAATTCCAACTTGGTAATGCGAAATAATTTGTAGTTGTTGAACCTGATGTTATGGTTGTGATTTCATCTGATGAACTTACATAATTACGAAAAGAACCGGAACGAGCCTTTATTACAAATACTCCACTTCCACTATCGTTATTATTAAATCTAAAACTTTTAAAGGTCTTAAATGCTCTTTTGGATTGGTCAGACGGTTCAAGAGTCTTATACATTATGAACTCCTAATAGTCTAATTTAACTTTTACTACTGCTTCCCTTGAGAAAGATTTTAATACTGGTTGACTTAATTTTGCAACTGCGATTAGTTCGTTATCTGTATCATATAAACCTACTTGTGTAATGTATGCTCTTGGGTCTCCTTTGAAAGATGCTACTTTAAAGTTTCCTCTTGTTGTTATGGTGTCTCCATTTACAACTGATACACTACCGGTTTCATATGTTGGGTTTGAACTAAAGTTAAATTGTTTATTGTTTGCTCTACAAAAATAACTTGTTGAACTAATTTCTTCCTCACGACGAGCGGCGAAATATGCTGCTCCACTTACTGCTGAATAAATTTTTCGTGAGTTATCACCAAATGTATTTTCTGCAACACCTGGATAAAGATTTGAACCAGCGTTTTGTTGTAACCAATCTGGATTCAATATTAGAATACCTAAGTCTGGGTAAAACAATCCTGGTGCTCCGTCTGTTGTTTCGTCAACTGCATCAGTTTTTGTGTCTGCCGTTCCACTTGCGATAGAACCTGATACAATGTTAAATACTCGTCCAGAAACATTTACATCTGGATTAGTTGTTGCACCACTATCATCAATTAGTTTTACGGTTCTTGTTGAACCTGATAAATGTAATTCCCAATTACCTGGGTCAACTTTTTCTCTCATTTGAGCACGATTAAATGCTAAAAAGTAGAAATGGTCATATCCTGATGATGAATCTGCAGGTGCTGCGGTAAATGTAAATTTATTAGTGTTTGGTGCTAATATCACATTTCTAAATTGTCTATAAATAGCTGCTGATTCTCTGTTTCCTGCGGTTGTTTTGGTTGTGTTTCCAATAGAACCACTTCCATTGATATGTCCGTATCCAACTGAGAATTGAACTCTTGCTGTTGAATTACTTGCTGCTTCACTATATACTTCAACATAAGATGCTGATGTATCACCTAATAAAGATGCTGTGTGAAAAGAAGTTATACTTCCTGCACCATTACTGAACAATCCTGATGTTACTTTACTAAGTTCAACTTCTGCGATATCATCTTCGGTGAATTCTCTGTAAATTGTTGCGGATAAATCTCCACCACCACCGTTTCCATCACCGTTTCCACCACCACCGCCTCCGCCTCCTCCGTTTCCGAATTGAGCGTTGTATGCGGTTATAGCATCAAGTACCTGTTGAAATGATGGATTTACTGGAAAGGGTAAAACAAAGGTTTCTTCAAAAGTTTGTTGAGTCATATAACTTCGTACTCTCAACATTGCTCCCCCTGCTGATAAACCTTGTAATGAATTAATTACTGAGTTTGGAATTTTTTTATCATTTGAAGAAAATCCAGCTCCTCCTCCTTGTTGTCCGTGTGGTAATCCGTCTATATGTGGTGTCATAATTTAATCCTAATCGTTTGGAAATTGTCCTGTTGAATCATTTTTAATAATTACGCTTGTTGTTGCGCCTGTATTTCTTGAAGTTACAAATACTACTGTTTGAACAATAGGATTTGTTAGTCCTGTTCTATCAGTAGCTTTTAGATTTACTCGTTTAACATTTCTAATTACTGCACTTCTTCCATCACGAGCAAATGAAGGGGTTGTTCCTTCAGATGTCATTGATGCTACATCAACATTTTGTATTGTGAAGTCGTAAATATCATCAGTAAATCCGTCAGTTGTAGGAATAAGATTTTTACCATCTGTTCCTAATTCAAGTTTTTCTGATGCTCTAAGACCTTTGATTGTTGCTAATTTTGGTAAGTCTTTATCTGCTGTAAATAATTTATATCTCATTACTTGTGTTTCATCTACAAATGCTTCTAATAGTGGCATATTTTCTAATACTGCACCATAATATGATGACCCGTTTGGATGACTTACATCATACAAACCATAATCAATTTCATCATCTGCAAATGCATAATGTGTAATGTTTAAATCTCCGTTTCGTGCTAACTTTTCACGACCTTTTTTTGTTAAAATAGCATCTACGGTTATCGTTGTGTTGTCTAAAAATCCCATTAATTTACTCCTATGATAATAAAATATAACTTACTTTTAATCATTAATAAATATAAGAAAGTTAAATTTTATTAATCTGTTTTTAATCTTGATTCTCCTGGTTGTTGTGTTACTAATGTTGTTGGTGAAGTAAAGGTTATTGATACCGGGTCTTGACCACTTTCATCAGTATTTCTATTTAATTGTGTTCCTAAGTAGAACAATTTATCTGATAATGAATCTACGGAACTTCTTTCTAAATCTGTTGGTTCTAATGATGAACTATAAACATATACTCCTTGTGTTCCACCTGGAACTTTATAGTCTTCCCCGAACCCATTTGCCGTTGATACACTTAAAGATGATGTAAAATAAAATTCTCTTACTTTATTGAATTGTGATAATCTTGAACCACTAATAAATGGTTGAACTGCTTCAGTAAACTCAATACTGGTTCCACCCCTTGTAACACTTGCTGTTGCGTATGTTGCATTATCTGGGTCTCTTGGATTTAATTTATTCAAATGAACTAATGTAGGGAAGGTACTTCCTCTGTAAATTGATGCTGTTGCATATGCAATAACACTTTCATAATAAGGAAATGAACCACCAAGAGTAATTCGATTATCATCAGAACCACTTATAAATCTTGATATTTTTAATCCTACTTGATAGTCATTTGCATTTTCATAATAAGGTTGTGTAATTTCAATATTTCTGTTTGTTATTTGTTTACTTCTTTCTAATAAGTTTGGTTCAATTAAATTACCGAAATCTGACTTTGCTCTTGCCGGAACAAATTGTTTCAATACTTCAAATACACTATCATCATAAAAATCTAATATTCTTAAGTAATCAAAAAAGTTGTTATGACTACCAACATATCTTTTGAAATATTCATTTCTTGTAAAATGTAATCCACGATATGTAGGTTTGAACTCATCTCTTGGGTCTCCTATTTGATTATCAAGATTAAAGTCTGCCAATGTATAAATAATATCTTCGTTGATTACATCAGTTGGTGAAAAGTAAACACCGAGTTTTTCTGAGTCTACTGGTGCGAAATCTTGTGATGATTGTTCTTGTTTTTGTACCGGTGATAATTGTGTATTTTCAGGAAGCGAATTACTTTCCAATCTAATCTTAGTTGCGTTTCTTCTAACTCCTACATTAGGAATTTTTATCTTTTCTTGGTCAACTAATGAACGATAAAAGTTTCCTGTAAATCCATTTATATTACTACCTGTAATGTTTCCTGAGTAAGTTTTTATGTATGATATGTTAGACGCAGTTGGACTTGTTTGTAGATTTCTATTATCGTCTAATGGTAATCTAAGTAATAAATTGTCATATGCTGATGATGTTGCGTTTCCATTATATGCTTTTGGTGTACGAACGTGATTATCAAATACACTTTGACTTAATGGTTCTGACCATAATCTAAATTCCATTAATGAACCACTAAATTGTGAACCACCCCAATTAGTTGCTCGACCAATAAATGTATTACTACCAACTTCTGTTCCTACTTTTGTATTGTAAGATGCTGATTTTGCAGATGTTCCATCTACGGTTAAACTTGAACTTTGTTGATATATAATTCGTTGTCTTGTTGAGTCATATTGTTTTGCAATTAATTCATAGTCAATACTTGCACTTGCTGCGATTCCTGTTCCTATTGTTGTTCCGTCTGACTTATTTCTTTTCCACAATACTGACCACATTTCATCATTGAATAATTTTAATTTTGGTGTGTCTAAATGAGATACACCTGTTGATGAACTAACTGCAAATCTAACATATCCATAATTAGTTGAACCACTATTGATAAGTTGTATGGCAAACCCATTTCCTTTTTTAAAAATAGTTTGGTCAGATTTGTGTGGTGTTCTAAATCTAAATTCTATTGATTGTGGAGTTCTGTTTGTAGTATCATATATCCAAGGAACTTTAATATATTGTCCTGCTTTAAAATCTAATGCTCTTGTAAACTTTCTTTTGATTTCATAACTTACTCTTGTTCCTTTATCAGGCCCACCAAACTCACGAACTCTCAATACTGAACTCGGTATTCCGTAACAATTTAAAATTCCTTTTAACGCTCTTTCTGTCCCTTTTGTTTTGATAAAGAAAGGTAAGTTTGTCAATACTCGTTTCCATATTTCTTCTGTTAATGCTTCACCTGCTGATTCATTTTTATCAGTTCCATCTGTATTCTTTCCTAATAGATATTCTGATAAATCAACTAAGTCATTACCATTAAATAATTTAACTCCTAACGCATCTGCATAATATTTTGATACATCTTTTGAAATACCTTCTGAAACATTGTTGACTCTAAAGTTAACATCAGTAAGTGTTTTTATGTATGTCCAAGTTTCATCAAATTGTTCTCCAACCATATCCATAAATTCTAAAAATGGATTATTACTTGGGTCTTGATTAACGTGTTCTGGTAAAGTGTTTCTTAGTGAGTTCTGATTATTAAAATCATAATCTGATGCACTTAGTATCATATTATTATACCAAGTTGTTGCTGTTGAACCTGAACTATGTTCTAAAATATATGGTGTTGATGAGTTAGTTTTTGGCCAACTTGTATCGTGGAATTGTCCATTAGAACCACTTGAATAAGATGAACTTTCAAAATATAAAAAGTCTTCATAAGGTGTAAACGAATCTATTACTCGTTGTCTTTTCTTTTCTATGGATTGAATTTTAGATAACGAACTCGATACACTTACCAATGACGAACTATCAGAAGTATACCCTTCAATTAATTCTAATTTTGTTTTAAAATTATTAAGTCTTCTTTCCGCAGATGAGAAGTGAACAAAGTTTCCAAAACCAGTATCATCTCTTTCTATGGTTAAATCTGTTGTGGTTTTTTGATAATCTATATTTGGTTGAACATCAAGTAAACTACCTGATACTAATAGTCTTTCAAGTTTTCTATTGTGTTCATCATCACTTCCTAATAAGTTATCGTGACTCTTGTAATCAGTTTGTCTTGTTTGAATAGTGTTTTGTTTTCCGTCAAAATTTGCCGGTAATAAAAATGTATCATTGACTACTTGTCTTGGAACTAATGTAACATTATCATTGTAATCTTGTAATTGTTCTTGAACAAGAGTTACGAGAGTTGGGTCATTAACTTCTTCATCTACATCGTCTAATGTGATTACATTATTAAGTAATGGTTTTTGTAATTTAAATGCCATTCCATCAACAACTCGTTTTTTATTTGTTATCAAGTAGTAATCACTTGGTGTTCTTAAATAAGATGTAAAATCTTGTATATCATTTCTTTCATCACTAACATAAAGTTTGTTCCATTCGGAATTTGACAAATCAAGGCCCTCAATTAATTTTGGTTTATTGTAATCAATATCACAAATTTTTGTAATTCTAAAACCTTGTTCTCTTAAATTGTGGTAAATATTTTTTAGGTTCGATTTCACTACAATAGTTCTTCTGTCAATAACCTGAACAATTTCTGTTTCCCAATCAATAAAAACCTTTGCTAAATTACGTTCTTCTCCAGATAAAAAATATCCTTTCCAATTTTTACCTAAATCACTTTCAGATAAACCAGCCTCTCCATTATCTCTTAGAGAACCATTATAATCTATATTATCGGTATCCTCTTGTTTATTGTATTTGTATGGATAAACCCCAGCATATTCATAGTGTCGTTTACCACCACTTTTTGGCCCAAGGTCATTTGTTTGCCAGATTTCTCTTGGTAACGTGGTAAAACTCCTTAGATTAAATTCTTTATCAATATCTTTTACATATAAACCAGCGTCCTCTGAAATTTCACTTTCACTAAGTTGTGTAATTGTAAATTCTGCATTATCTTTTGCAAAAGGAATTGTTGTTGGTAGTTTATTTTCTACTCTTGAAAACATTTCATCAGTAATTTGATATTCTTCTGGGATTATAAATACACTTGGATTTTTTGGATTAGTACCATTTAATCTTACTCCCCATTCACTTTTCCAGTTAGGTAAGTAATAACCCTTTGTGTGTGTTGGTATTTCGGCTTCAAAAAAGTTTTCAAATACTATTTTCTTGTTGAGTAAATCTTCTGTAAATCCGTCAAATTTATTTTCTGGAAGTTGTAAAATATAATTTTCATTGATTGTAGTTTCAGAAAACTTTAATCCTGCAATTAATCCTGGTTGTCTTGGTGGGATATAATAAGTTGATTGGTCAAAAGTGTCTAATGAAAAATCTAATATACTTCTAATGTTTTCTGGAAGTTTTTGGTCTGGTTGAAGTATAACTTCTGTTCTATCACCACTTATGTCAAAAATTTCATAACCACTTGAAAAAAACTTTAACTCTCTTTCAAAGTCAAAATTACCTTCTTCGTCAGTTACAAAAAGTTTAACTTCTTGTGTTGTTTCATCTGAAAAAGTTCCAAATGGTAAGTCTTCAGAATATAGTTGTCCATTTGATATTTCGATAAGAAATTGTCTTTGATAATCTCCAGCAACCTTTTTAATAAATTTATACTCAACACGATAATCTCCTTGGTGTATTCCTTGGTTTCTCAAGTGTTGTCCAACATTGACCTTTACAACTCCTGTATAGTTTTCGTAGTTGTCTTGAAGTAATTCTCCAAAAGGAATACTTACTTTTTTTACCAAAGTATCGTCTAATTCAAAAATAGACAACTCTACTACATCTACCAGATTTTCTAAAACCCTTCTGGTTTCAAATGAGTAGTAATTATCTCTTTGTTTATTTGTTAATCCGAAAGTAGCCATATTAGAATATATTAAATTTTGTATCTATTTTTTTTATAAATTTATTTATGAAATTTCTTTTTTTAAGTTCGATAGTGACGAGTTCATATTTCTCTTCATCTGCTTTTCCAAAGTCAAGTGGATTAGTAAATGAAACCAAGAACCCTCTGTTATCTCTTGTGATAGTTTCTGCGAACTTTGGGTTCGTAAGATAGTTTGTTCTTTTCCTTAGAACTTCTTCTCGTTTTCTTTCAAGTTCATTTTGTTTATATTTTTTATAATATGGTGAACTTTCTACTGCGAGTTCTGTATTTTTATACGGCATAGTATTACCTCACTACTCTAAATTCATAATTGTCATCATAGAAATTTATTTGTTCATCAGTAGTTCCACTACCACTTACAACTTTAATTGCGAATCTGTAATTTCTTTCTGCTTGAAATCCGTTCATTCTTAAATTAAAGAAATTACCTGTTGAATCACAACTAATTCTTGAACCACTACCAAATGGAACAATTACTTCCTCAGTATCAGCATCTCTAACTTCGTAATATATTGAACCACTTGGTAAATATTTTACAGTAAGTTCTGCTGGTGTTGTATCGAACGCGGTTGTTGGATATAATTCTCTACCAACTACTCTAAATTTTACGATTGAATTTTCTTTGTATTCTTGTCTTAAATTTTTAAAGTAAACTTTTAATCTTTCTAAATCTGTTGTGGTTAGTGCTGATAAACTTCCTGTTGACCAAGAACTATCGTCCCACAATACTTCCAATTTAGGTGGGTAGATTGTATGAGTATCTGTTGAGAAAAACTTTAAGTTTCCTAATCTTGTTGAACTACTTTCATCTTTTGTAGTATCACTACCTGGATTAAAAGAAAAGTCTCTTGAACCTGTATACAATGATTCTCGTTTAACAATAAATCCTCTATTAGGAAATAATGATGATGAATAAATATGGTTCTTTACTAAGTCTGATACATCTATTCTTACATCTCTTGTTGCTTTGGTCATACTTAATGATGAACTAACTGAATATTGTCCACCTTGACTTCCTGTCCACCAAGAACCTCCGTCAGTCAATACTGAACCAGTTACCCAAGGTGTTTGTTCATCGTGGTTTCTATATTGATAACTTACTCCGTCAGTCGTTACTGGGTTGTGGTCAAGTTTACCATTACCCTCAGTCCAATCACTACCACTCACCATATATGCAAATAAGTTTTGATTTCTTAATAATTCTTCTGAACCAGCATCATATAAATTTAAAAAATATTTTGCAGTAGAAGGTATTACACCAGATTGTATTGATGCCGAAACATCTGAATAATCAAATTGTATTAATACTCTTGAAACATTTTGAACTGAACCATTTTCAGCAACTGCTTTGTTAACTTCAAGTATTTCATCAGCACCAGTATTGATAGATGATGTTGTACCACCTGAATAAATTGTTGCGTCTTTATCTCCGAATATAAAATAATGCATTAAATGTCTCCTACTACTTTACCTAATATATCTTGATTAGGATATTTGACTTCAAAGATACTTGGGTCTAATGATGGATAGATAACTCCGTCTCTTGTTGCAGATTCAATATCATAAACATTACCACTATATCCTGATGAAGTTGTTGCTTTATTCGTTATAACAATTAGTTGTTTATCTGGATTATTATCTTTTGGTGGAACTACACTTGCTACTCCGTCCACTAAAGATATTTCATATGCGATATCACTCAATACGATTGGTTGATTAATTTGCCATTTCGATACATCAAAGTGTTTTTTAACTGCTTGAACACAATTAAACAATACTTCACTTTTGTTATATCCTCTTTGAGTAATGATTGCAAACTTAACACCAACATTTACTACATACGCATTCTTCAAATTAATTGCGTCTGTTAGTATTCTGTATTGTGATAAATACATTTTTAAATTTTGTTTAACGGCATCATTTATAGAAGTTAGTTTTCTATTATCATCATATCCTAATAAATACATATTCATCGCTAATGGATTTGGTATAATGTTTGTTTCACCTTCCGTATTGGTTTCGTTTTGTTCATCTTGAACAATAAATGTTTTTGCTATGTTTCCAAATTTTTGTGGTAAAGAATAAACACGAGTAATGTAGTCTTGTCTGGTTACCGCACGATTTTGTGTATTTAGATATGCTAATGCGTTTTGTTTTATTTCAGTTAGAGTTTCTTTTGATGCTCCACCTGTCGCAGGTAAAACATTATTAAAAGATAAACTATCTTCTGCTGTTTGAACTTTTGTAGAATCTAAATTACCACTATCAATTGTAAAAGTAATATTCTTTCCTGATGTGATTGAGTTTGCCCTGACATTGTGTTCAACTGCTCCACCATAACGATATTTGATTGTTAGTGTAGTATTACTTGGTGCTAATCCATAAGTTTTTGTTTTCATAAAATTACTTGGGTCAAATGACTCATCTAATTTAGAAACCCCAAATCCTAATGCTGAACCAACATTATCTGGATTAGGAACTATCACCTCATCTGGATTATCACTAATACCTGCACCAAATCTAACTTCTGTTCTATCGTCTTCTGTTACTCTTGTAATAAATCTTCTTGATGACTTAATTAATCTCAACATATAAGGTGTGTCGTTTTGATATTGAGAATATGTTGGGTCATTTAAACTTGTATTTTCTATTGATTCAAATACCGTATCTTGTGCTAAGAAAGGAACTTCATACCAAGTATTACTATTGGAATCTGTAATTGATACAATTTCCGTAACACCAGTATTTCCAAGTGTTACTTTGTCAAACTTTTTAGCACTTGTAAATGTAAAAGTTTGTTCAGTAGTTGTTCCTGATTTTGCTAAAACTCTTTTCTTTAATAAAAATTCTGTTGGTATATTTCCTGAACTCGGTTGAACTACTTCAACACTCATTGGGTCAAGTGAACTCGATACTCTAAAATCAACTTGGTCTAATAAAGTAAAGTCAACTCCTGAATCCGACGATACTATTCCATTGGTTGACACTACACCTGCATAATCTAAATCAGCAAAATAAGTTGCACCACCATCAGTTGATTTTGCTGGTACGGTTTGTGTTACTTCCAATTCTACTGATGCTGGAACTGCCGTTCTTGGTTTATATCCATAGGATTGTGCTATGTTGTAAACATTTTTCTTTTCTTCTGCATAGTTCAATAAAGTTTCTCTATATTGATTATCAACATAATAATTCAATACATCTCCAACATAAGATGCCATTTCAACAAACATCATACCTGGTGATGATTCGTTAAAGTCATTATATTGTGTTGGGAAATAAGTTTTTGCAAACTCAATTAGATTTTGTCTAACTGATGAGAAATCTCTACCAAGATAACTTACTTCTTTTTTAACTACTTTTTTATTTGTGTTGTAATCAACCGCCATTTTATTCTCCTACTTCAAAGGTAAATGTAATTGTATCCAGAGAGTCTGGTTCAAGTGTTGTAGAATATTCTAATGATGTTAAAACCTGGTTAGGATTTCTATCATCTTGCACTACAACTAAATTATTTACATTAACATAAGGTAACCAAGTAGATAAAGATTCTCTAATATCATTTTCTACATTTTCTAAACTTGTTGGTGTTATCTGTTCAAACAAAAGACTTTTCAAATTAGAACCGAAGTTCGGTTGAAAAACTCTTTCACCTTTTTCAGTTAACAATAAATTTCTAATATTAGATTTTACTTGTTGTCGAATGGTTTTCGTTCTACGAAAGAAACCTTGTGAACTATAATCTAATGGAAATTCTATTCCAACATAAATGTCGTCATCTCTATCTATTTCTCTAACATTTGCCATTATGGTCTAAAGTTCTCACCTTTTTTCTTATTGTTTATTGCTTTCATCAAACCAGAATAATCACGAGTTAATGCGTTCACCACATCTTCTGGAACTTGGTCTACATTAACACCTTGTTTCTTGATTGTTTGGACTGCTCCAACTTCTCGTTTCATTTCTTTATTACCACCTCGACCTAAGTCTCCGTATCCCAAAACATCTGCCATATTGTCAGAACCCAATACACCACCACCTAATGTTGGATATTCGTCTTGTTCTTGACTACCCAATGGTTTGGTTTGGTTCAATACTTCGTTCAATGCTTTGTTTGATGTGTATTGTTTTTTTGGTTTTTGTTTGACTTTCGGTTTAGGTGAAATCGTTTCTGCTAATTTGATTTCTTCTTTGTCATTAATAAATATCTCACTCAGTTGTTTTTTGATTTCTTTACGGACAACTAATTCGATTATTTTTACTAATTCATTTTTCTTCATTACTACTCCTATTCGGTGTTTACTTTTTTACTTAAAATAAATTTTTCATTTTCTTCTTTAAAATAATTCTCTAATGCAGTTGCAGTTACCGTAAGTCCAGCACTTGAACCTGGATTAGCACTTGCATAAGATGTTATTACATCTCTTAATAAACTTATAGTATCTTTTAATAAATCACTTAGATTACTACCTAAAGGAACTGGTTGATTATCATTACCACCCAATACTACTTTATCAGCATAAACATTAAATTCTTTTCTTCCGTGAAACACAATATTATCTGATTGTATTGTTATTTGTGGCTCGTCAATATTATCTATTTCTTCGTTATTGTAATTAAAAGAAACTTTTTCCTTTGTCGTTAAATAAATAGAATTAATTTCAGTATTAAGGTTTTCTTGATAGTAAACATTTTCATCATTACCTATATCACTAATACCGGAAACTATTTTAACATTAGGTGAATCTATAAAATCAGAAGTTCGTGGGTCGTTAAAAAAATCTTCAGATTGATTACTACCTAAACGAATTGAGTTTCCAAATCTACCTTGTAAAATAGTATCACCTTCTCTGGTGATTAATTTTTTTGAACCATTAGGATTTTCTGTAAAGTATTTACCAAGTTGAAAATCTTCTACTGGTTTGGACGCATAAGAACTAATGTTCGGTTTAGTATTTGCTATTGGTGAGTTCTGAATGTTTAACTTGGACATATAATAATACTTACCCAAGAACTCGGTTCCCAATACCACTTCACCTCTTACTGGTATTTGTAAATTATTAGGGTCAAGTGGATAAAATAAAAATGTTTGTTCTATTGGATGATTTTGTTGCGACACGACATACCTACCACTAACGGCAGTAGCGTTAGAATCATTGACATCAGTCAATACATCTAAAACCTCTACGGGTTCAAATTTTAACATTAGTTTTCCTTACTGATAGAACTTTCTATTTCGTCTTTCTTGATTTGTAACTCTTGTACATCTGATTCTATTGCGTCCATAAGTTGTTGTTTTTCTTGTTCAGATAAACCAAACTCATCTCCCGAATCAGATGATACTCTTTTTTCTGCTGCTATAATTCTTTGAACGACGGTTGCTAATTTAACAAGTTGTTCATCGTTCTTGACATTGATTTCTAAATATTCTTTTAACATAGGAATTATCTGAACTGCTGTATCTCCATCTTTGATAAAT